TATAATCGGAAAAACGAAATGGCGTCGTCTTAAAAAACGAAACGAAGCAACCGATATTAATATACACAAAAACGAAACGGGTAAAACACGACACGCACACGCGCTTGCAACACGACATTAATACCCTACCTTTTTCCTGACTTCAAGAAAAAGGTAGGGTATTAAAATAGCATTTAAACACTGTAAGAATACCCTTTAAATTGTAGTATACAGCATTATATCTGTATATGTAGAGTTGTAGTTCATACTGGTATCAACCTCCACTTTGTTACATTGCTCAAATGGGTTGTTCATTCCACTATTACGAGCTATCCATTCGCACAACTCAATGATGGAAGATTTGTTAGACGTAAAGTAGATAAACGAATGCTTGAAAAGCACGAGGAGAACGTCCAAGTAGTCGCTTAGCTGCCAGTTCATATTATACGAAGCTGTATCAGTGCTTAAATATGGTGGGTCAATTATAAACACGACATTAGGCACATCTTTGTATTGCTCGACCAATTGTTTGTAATCAACCGACACAACTGTCAAGTCGTCTAAATAACCATCACACGTCGCAAAATCTCCCCTACGCACCCGATTGTAAATACCTTGCTTCTCAAGGTCGTCAATATTTGTGCAATATTTCATTGAAAACATTATCGACGAAGACAAGGTAATATAGTCTACATAACCGTAACACTTTTCATGCCTTTTAATAGCATCAATTACGAGCTGTCTTTCTCCACCTGCAACCATTTTGCCACGTGGCACATCTTTCAATATTTCACGAATTGTCGCCAGCAGTTCGTTTGTTTGCGAGATGTGCGCCAACCGCTGGCGGTAATTATCGAAGTCATTGTACACGACAGTGGCATTTGGCTTTTGATGCTTGGTTATATGCGACAGCAAGCCACTACCACCGAATAAATCGACAAACACTGTATCATCAGGGTATTGATGTAATACCTTTGCGAACTCTTTTGCGAACTTGCGCTTTTGCCCTTGAAATGGGAGCGGCGCAGAATTGAATTGTTTTCCTGCCATATCTTTCTATTTTTTTTCTTTGTTATCCGAATTTATTTGTATCTTTGCAAAACATCTCACCCACACATAAAATGCACCGTGCACGAATGAGGACATTTGCCTCCAGTCGTGTGCACGGTGCATTTAATTAATATATAGGTGAGATGGTATATTAATCGGCTGGGGGCTTTTTACCCCCCCTACTCGGATATTTACCTTTCGATTTTGCCTTGCTCTATCAGCTTAAAAATTTTAATGACACCATTATAAGCTGCCATACCTCCATCATCGGGCAGAGCCTCCCATTGTCCGCCCGTAAAATGTTCCCCATTGTGAATATAGGTTGCTTGCTGGTGCTGGTCAAGTACATATTCAGACTCATTAGCTTGAACTATGCGCGCCACGTGGTCGGTGAATTGTAGCACCTTTACAGCATTTTCCGCCGTAGTGTCAGCTTGATAAGTTACACTGTGAAGATAGCCGTCAATGGTTACTTCGCAAGTTACATACTCTTCTTTTCTAAATAATTTTACCTTCATATCTTTAATTTTTAAATATTTTATAACTGTCTACCAATACTCCATTGTCGTACACTGCGACATAAGTGTACCATACATTGTTGCTCCCCGTAAACACAACATTGTAGAACTCTCCAAGCGAGAACTTATTCCGCACGTTTGTGTATTCTGGCGGTACGAAGCTGCCATCTACTGATTGCAACTGATGGTATAATTCCACCGTAGCAGAACGAACTATGCCAGTAAATGGGCGCAAGAAGTTAAATACAGGAAACCTTCCGCTGATGTTAAAAACCTTTCCGTTATTTTGCACAGCCTCTTCATACGTTACGCCGCTTGAAGATGTGATAACACCTCTTGCATCACGCGCAGCGTACCAACCGTATAGTGATGCCAGTGTGCCAGATTTCTCGCCGAAGATTAGGCTTATTGCCCTCCATGAGTTCTTATTAAAAAACGTACCGAGATTGGGTACTGTGTCCAAATATCGCTCGTAAAGTTTCTCCCACCTTGCAGGACGGCGATAATGGACAATGCCATTTTCAGAAAGCTCCCAAATGACGCTTCCGTCCTCGTCGAGCCTACGGTCTACCCAGTCATTGCCTATATAGCCTATAACACGTGATGGATAGGTTGCACCGGGCTTGTAAAACTCCTGTGTGTTGTTCCGCATGATGATATGTCCGTTACCCGTATCTTTGGTTTGAATTGTTCCAGCTATGAGGTTGCCATCTTTATCCACAGCGGTAGTAACCTGTCCTTCAGAGTTCTTAATGTAAAAGTTATCCGTAGTTACAATTATGCGTTGCAAGTCAATGTCGATGCCTGCCTTCTGAATACTTTCCACCACGTCAGGGTCTTTCCACGTGGTAGCCTTTGTGCCCTCCTCCAGCTGCATTTCTGACAGGTAGGCTTCACCATTGCGTGTCAAGCCTATGAATATTTGTAAAAAATTGTACCCATCTTCCATTTCAAAGGTGTAGGTGTATTGTTTCCATACGCCATAAGTTGAAGGAATGTTGGGGTAGCTGTTTTTCGGCGCACTCATATCCTTTGAGCGACTTTTTTTCACCTCTATATAAGGTTGGTCGATGCCGTATATACGAGTAAACATCGAAAGGGTATAAGTGCGTCCACCAATAGCTTTTATCACGGGAAATTTGCACCCGTTCCATTCGTCTTGTGTAGCTCCGTGGCGTGATATTGATAAGTAGGGGTTATCCAAGTGGGCAATGCTTGGATAATTAACGATGGTAACGTATTGTGGACGCTGAAGGCTTAATAAGTTTAAAGCTCGCAGACTTGCCCCTTTGAGTAAGTTCACTCCGCCAAACGTCTGCTTTTTCACCTCCAACTGAATACTGTTTGCTGTCTGTTGAATAGTTGATATCTTTTGTTCAAGCCCTTGTTTGTCTGCCTTGTTCTGCGCAATGATACTCTTAAACTGTTTGTCGTTAGCTTCAAATTGCGCTTTGTTCCATTTCTGCGCACTGACGACGAACTCAACCGTAGCAGTGCGTGTCTGCCCCTTATATTTGGCGGTAATCTCAACCTTACCGCTCCATTGATTAGGACTAACGCCATCGAAATACAGCGTATTATCGCCTACTATCCGGGCATAACAGTTGTAAGGGGCTAAATCGATATTATCGGGCACAACTTCCACCTTGCCAAGGTACATACGCACCTTACCTTTGTTCTGCGCCAAATTTTCAATATCGCCTTTGTCATTTGTTTGAAAGGCAAAAGTATTTGGCGTAACTGTGAGTGTCAGGGCGGTATCTCCCGTGTCGCCCTTCTCTCCGTCATTTACATTTGTAATGGTGATATATGCTCGTGTTATTACCTTTGCCATATTTACGTGTGATTTGTTATGTGCGTAGGATACCTACGCACATTTGTTATTACTGGCTTACTTCGCAATAAAAAGTCGCCTTTTGGTCAATGTCCTTGGCTTCCACCACAAGAGGGTTACCCGTCTTTTGGTTTGAAGATGTGCCCGAGAAATTGGACTTTTCGCCATTCTTGCCATACTTGCTCCACGTATAAGTAAACTTCTTTGAGGTCGTGTTTTCGTCCTCGATGCGTTCTTCTCCACGATACAGGCGAGCGCAAAGCGTTGTCGAGCCCTGTCCGTTCTTTATCTGCAAACCTGTTGGAGAGAACAGTTCCAACGTGTAAGGGTCGGTTCTATCCTCGAATGTTACGATAGCTTCCGCTTTGTCAGTGCCGTCGATGGCTTCAACCTTGAATGTTTGAACATTCAGCACGTCATCTGCCTTTACGGTGAGCGTTGATACACCTGTGGCAGTTGCAATACCACTTGTAAGAATTTCCCACGCCTGTGTCTTTAAGTTGAGCGAGTACCACTTGTAAGTAATGCCGTCCGTGTCCTGCGTGCCGCCACGGTAACACTTGGCTTCCGCCGTAAGGCTGGAAATATTGTTGCCCGCATCAAAGCTGTTACCCTTTGGCTGTGTGAGGACAACCTGAAAGAGCGCGCCGGCATTTGCTGTCTTCACGACAAAGCCCTGCGCCTCGAGCGTGGTGTCCTGCGCCGTATCATCATCGTGATATACTGCCGTTATCTTGATGGGCAGCGAGTTGCCTGTTATGTTGCCCTTAATGGTAAGTGCGCCTCCTGCAGGAATTGTCGCAACGCTATACTGTCCGCTTGTTGCCCCGGCATTCACGACAGTACCGCCAATATCATATTTCAAGCTCGTGAGCTTACTCACCAAATTAGTACCGTTGCCGGTAACATACACCTTCGGCGTTACCACATTATTGTCGCTTCCGAAGTTGGGGGTATATACCTTTGTGTCGGGGTTGTACATCTGTACGGGGTGCTTGATGCTCATAACGAGCTGCACCTGCTTCGCGTCGTTGAGGTCTACAATAGTTACCTGTCCTCTTGCTTTTACTGTTGCCATATTCTTTTCTTTTTTATTGTGTATATAATTTATCTATCAATGTCTACTATGCAGTCTATTTGTGCCTTTAGGCTTACTTCTTCTGCTCTGATGGATATGCGGTTGCCTACGGCTGCGTGGCGGGCGTTCCATGCTGTATCGAAGTCGGTATTGCCTGATTGTATCACCCACGAGAAACAGCGCGTGGGTAAGGTAGGTGTAATGTCCTGTTCGCCGTGAAAGACGGTGGCTACGAGCTGTATTTCGCCCTGCCCGTTGTGTATAACGTTGCCGCCGCTTTCCGAATGAATTTGCACCGTGTAGGGCGATGTGCCGTCTTCACCCTTGGCAGCATATTGCTTCCACTTCGGCGAATGCCCCGTTGGCTCGTCGGCATTATCATCGACGAGCGAAAGCCACGTGCCCCCAGCGTGATACCACGCTTCGTATTTGGCAGCCACCGTGCCCGGTGTCCAATCACCACGGTATAACACGTTTGGAATACGCTCACCATCGGAGCTTACCCACTCGAAATGGCGGCTATTCATATAGATTTTTTCGCTTGATAAATGAAAGATGGTGTTGCCTTTGTTTAGCGAAAAGTCGTGAATGTTGCGGTATACTTCGATAGTCCCGCCCTCCTCTTTTGAGGTGGTAATCATTGTAACATTCATGCGGTTGCGGTACTTCGTCGGCTCTACGCCGTGGGCAATATCCCATAACGTGTTGTGCCCACACAACACGATGTTGTCGCCTGCCTTTGGTTCGTCGTTGTCTACGCTTTGGTCGCGGTAGGTATCATCGGCGGTAATGACGATATACGCTTCTTCCGTTGCCGTTTTCTGCGACACCTCCGAAACGACACGCCAGTAGTAACGGTTGCTGACATTCTCATACACACCTGCCTTGATGTTGAATGTTTGGCACAACGGTTGGTCGCCTGCCACCCAATCGACGGTAACAGCTTTGTCGCCGTCGTCGGTGTGGAGGTAGCACTTCCAGCCACCCGTTACAGGCACAACCTTTTCTATTATGGCATTTGCGCCCGAAAGGACGATATTGCCGCCGATATGCTTGTACTCGTCTATCTGAAGGCTACGGAAGATAGCCTTGCCAATCACCTCTAAATAGTCGATTTGCCCGTGTGCCCGTCCTTTTTCGTCCAGCCACACTCCAAAGCCGTTGATGGTGCGTTCAAAGCCTAATGTTTGGATAGCTTTTAAGATGGCGTTGCCCGCACCGTCGATGACTGCACCATCTTTGAAGGCAACACCCCTTAAAAATGTTATCAATTCCTGTGCGGTGTCGGGGGTGTTCTTGTTTAAGAACTCGCGCAGTGCCCGCTTGGCGGAAAATACGTTGTGCTCTCCCGGTTGGGTGTCATCGCCACTGGCGATAATATCGGGTATCTCATTTACGACCTCGCCTATATAGTGCTTTACGTCGTTGATGCTGCCTTCCATTGCCGCTATCTTGCCTTTTGCCACAGCATCGCTTATTTCGATGCTTACAAGCGACGGCAGGTCTACCTGCCGTGAAAGGCGGGTAATACGGCTCATACGATAGCCAACGGGGGCAAAATATTCTGCGCTTTCAAGCCGTATGCGCCTGCCAAGGAAAAGGTCGGCGCGCTGCTGCTCCACCCACACATGGTCGGTGTCAGCTTTATATACCGAGTTGTCGATAAAATTCTCTTGGTTGAATTTCTTTACCGCTTCCAAGAACTCTTTTTCTGCCAATGGGTAGTATTCGTCGGGCATGCGAAGATGTGATAATATGTATTTGTCGCCTATCTTCGGCACAAGCACACCACCCGGCACTTGCATCGTGTCGTTGGGGAAGATGGTGATTATTTCAAATTCTTTCGCTTTATCATCATAGTTTACCTCAAAAAAATGTTCCTCGCTCGTGCCTTGCCCGGCAAGCTCGCTGCCTTCCTGAAAGGCGACGCGCATAACGTACCCGCCTATTTTATAATCGTTGGGGTTGAAATTAAGCTCCTTATCTTTAAAATAATAGATAGTAAACGGCTTGTTGTCTTTGCCCGTGCGTTCCTGCGAACGCACCGCCGATACCGTACCGATGCGGCGTGGGTAGATGTCGGCAAAGGCAGCTTCTTCAAAATGATGCACCACGCCGTACTTATCCACATCTTTATCGACGTACTTCTGCCCACCCGGTAACTGCAGGCGGGTGTGCCCGTATTTGTCTCGGTCAATGTTCTTCGTGCTGCCCAACGGGAAAAGGCGCGTGTAGAATTTCACGTTGTCGGCTTTTTCACGCGACAAGGAAACAAGTCCTTTTTGATAGCCCAGTGTCAAAGGCTCGCCGTATTGTGCCTTTGATATGTTGAGTGTTGTGCCGTTTTCAAACCAAAATTCCGTTTTCGCCGCCTTGGCAAGCAAATCTAAAGCGTCGTTACAGTAAGTGCCCTTGTAATCGATGACGATATTTTCAGTTTTCTTTACTTCCCCCAGCTTAAAAAGCTGCTTGCCGATGGCGTTGTTTATCGACGTTAGTATTATTTTTGCGTGCTCCGCAGCAGGGTCGGTAAGCGTAAAGATAGGGGTATTTTCGCCGTCGGTGTAGTTGATAACCAAAAAGCGTTTTATAAGGCTTTCAATGCCATACAGCGTTAGGTTGTATTCCCACTCCCTCGTACTCTTCATACGTGGCTTGAAACGTTCCATCAGCCAATAGCGTTCGCCGCAGAAGTCCACGTAGTCGTTCACGTCCAGCTGCACGTATTCGTACAGCGTGAATGTCAGCGATAAGGTGTTATCGCCTTGCAGCTGCTTGTCCTGCCGACCGTTTGCCCCGTCGGCTATGCAGCGTACCGTGTCTTCTTTTGTGAAAATTTCTATCATTGTTTGAACGCTATTTAAAGGGTGTTTAAATGGGTGTTAAAAGCTGGGCTTCGGCTCGCGGAACGTGGCATGCAGCGCGCCACAGTGCGCTTCTTCCACCCAAAGGTTGGTAAGGGCATCAAAGGGCGTAAATTCCGTTACAAAGGTGCGAATTTCAAGTGCCAGCGGTGGAAAATTCCAAACGAGCCACCCGTCGTTGCCTGTCTTCAATGCTTGAACAAAGCGGCGGTAACGCTGTAGGAATTGCGCCTTGCTGTCCGCCATAATGGCGAAATGCAGCTTTATATCGCGGGCTTCACTCCTTGGCAACAGACGGTTGGAATACTTCTCGCCGTCCTCTTCGCGGAAGGCTACCGCCACGTGCGCCTTCATCTTGGCTGGTGTCAGCAGGGCTTCGAGATTCTTCTGCTCGCCCGCCTTTTCTTCCCGTAAAAATACGTGGTACTCCGTCCAAATATCCTTACCATTTAGCAATACTTGATTTTCGAGTATATTCATTTTACTTTACTTTAATACCATCACGTGCCAACACCTTTATATCGTCGGCAATATCCTCCAAGCGTTCACAATGCTTCGTGTAACGCTCTATCCTTTCCAAGTGGCGTGTAGACGCCTGCATCTGCTTTACCGCATCTTCGAGTTTTATGTCCATCGATGCAAGGTGTATCTGTGCCGACGTCATTAAGCCCTCAAGTTTCGTACCCTGTGCCTGTGTCATTGTCTCAAGGCTGCCTGCGCGTCCTTGCTGTGCCGCACCACCGAAGATGTCGATACCCTTTTCCTTTGCCATGCGCTTGAACTGCTCCAGCAATGACGATGCTTTGCCGCTGTCAGCAGCCACCTCGCTCGTAAGCTGGTCTAATATTCGAGCGTACGCGGCAAAGCGTTCTTCTTCTGAAAGGTGCTCATCGGTGGCGTATTTCTCCATTTCCTTCTGTGCTTTAAGGAAGTATTTTTGCAACACAGCGGAATACACCATATCAGCACCTAACTTTTCGAGCATACGCCCAACACTCTCCACCATTGCCTTGCCAGCGTCCGTGCCGCTTTTGAAAGCGTCTACCAGTGCATTGGTCATTGTGTTGCCCATTTCGCCGAAGATGTCTGTGAGGTAATTGCGTATTTCCTTGAATGCTTCTTCCTGCTGCTTGGCAAGGTCAATAAGGTGCTGCAGTGCTTCCTTGCTTGCGTCGCTCATCTTTCGCGTCTTCAAGATGCTTTCGGCAAGCGATATGTTGAATTTACCGTTAGCATCGAGCAGCTTCGGATATTCGGACAGCAGGCTGCTGTAGGTGTCCTTGCCTTTGCCCCAGCCAAACAGACCCGTTTTCTTGTGTCCTGTTACCACCTTTATGTCGTTGGCTTTTTTCCACGCTTTTTCAAACTCCTCGGCAGCTTGCGCCATTACATGTATGGCATTCGTTGCCTTGCCGTATCTGTCAGTGCCAAAAGCCGTAGTACCCCGTTCATACAGTAAGGCTTCTTGCATCAATAGCAAGTTGTACGCCTGCTGCTGGGCGATACGCTCTTTCATGATGGCATCGAGGGCTGCACGGTGTCGTGCACCGGCTGAAAAAGCCTTACCGATAAGACCGACAGCTTCGTTTACCGCTGCCATGACACCGCCCACGACGCCGCCATTGGCAAAGCCGTTGGCGATATTGGAAACGCCATTCATGACATCTTCTATCGTACCCATAGCCTCTGCCATGCTGTCGTTGCCCATCTCTTCAAACATCTTTGATAGCCCACCGGCTATCTTGCCTACTTCGCCGGCAACTTCTGCCGATGCCTCGGCAAGACGCTTTATTTTCTTTTCTTTGTCGCTTTTGTCGCCCTTGTTCTTATCGTCCAACAAGTCTTTCACAGCGGCTGCCAACGCCTTGAAAGGGTTCTTTTTCAATGTTTCTTTTTTTAGTTTTTGCCATTGCTCCATGAAAGCCTTCAGGGCTTCGGGCGACTGTTGCAACCGCTTCAGCTGTTCGGGTGTGATGCCCATTTGCGCAATGTCATTCTGTGTGATGGTACGCTTGATATTGCCTTTCTTATCCTTGACAACGGCTGCGCCATCGGCGGTAAGCTCACCCTTTGCCATTGCGTCCATATAGGCTTTCAAGTCGGCGAGCTTGGCAATTACCCGGTTTATCTGCTTGATGCTTTTTTCTGCTGGGTCTTCGAACATCTCAACGAAGATGCTCACGCTGCTCTTCATCTCGTCGAGTTCCTTGTCGTTGATTTCTTTCAGTGCTTTTTCCTTGTCTTTTTCAAGCTGCACCAAAGCTGCATCTATCATATTGGCGTTGTCCTTGTTCCGTCGTGCCAACAACGTCGCCAATTCTTTTGTATAAGTTGTCTCAACAGCCATTCGTTGGGCATTGTAGTCCTGATGCTTCGACAGTAAGGCGTCCAAGGCTTCTTCTTCCTTTTTCCTTTCTTCCTTCACCTTATCGTCGTATTCTTTCTTTTCCTTTTCGGCGATAGCGGCATACTTGTCGCTGTACATCTGTGCAGCCTGTATGCGCTGCTTGGCAGCATCAGCAGCAATCTGTGCCTCCTGCGCGTCGCTAACAGCCACACCGCCTTTACGCAGCTTATTCACCAATTCCTTGCGCTTGGCTTCCTCTTCGTTGATGCGCTGCTTTTCTTCCTCAAATTGGAGGAGCGCAGCAGCACGCTCCTTATCGTAGCCCTCTTTCATAAGTGCCACTTTTGTTTCGGCTATTTTCCGTTGTGCAGCCTTTTCAAGCTCGTTGAGTTCGCTCAACTCGCTCGACAAATCTTCTTTCTTTTCTTTCTTTTTCTTTTCCTTTTTTGTTTTCGGCTCTTCGTAGCCCTTGTTTTCCACTTTATTTCGTTCGGGGGAATATTCGACAACCTTTTCCGTCAGGGCATTTATATCCTTCGCATTTTTCCCCATTTCTTTGGCTATTTCTTTCAGCCTTTTATTTCGCCCTTCGTAAGTCGTTACAACAGGGTCTGAAACACCGTTGGCAAATTGTTGTGCCGCTGCGCTTTCAGGTGTTGCAGCAAAAACGCCACCTGTTGCCTGCTTGGCGTATTCCTTTTCTTCCTTGCGGTTTTTATTCGCCCTGTCGTATTTCTTCTTATTGTCTTTAAGATACTTTTCCGTGGTTTCTTTTTCCAACTCCAAATCTGCCTGTCGCTCGGCAATCTTCTCGATGCGCTTTTCGTAGGCGCGTGCCATTGCCGCTTTCATGATGTCGGCAGCCAACTGTCGGTAAGCTGTCGCCGCCTTACCGGCAAGGATAGCTTCCGTTTTCATTTGCCCGAAGTAGGCGGGGTAGGCAGCCTGCAAATTCCTGACAGCTGCCTTTCTGTCCTTCAGGGCTTTTGTGTTATCCTGTGTAGCCTTATATAATATGTCGAGCTTTGCCTTTTGCACCGCCGCCGCACGCGCACCTTCCTTTATCGCTTCTGCCGTTTCATTCTGTACGGCAGCTGCCTTTTTCGCTTCGGAGCTGTATTTGTACCATAAGGCGATAAGCCCACCGATGAGTACCGACACGCCAAATGTCAGTGTGCCCATCAGCAACTTTGCCGCAGCGGTGGAAATACCGAGCGAGGTGGCAAGGCTGGTGTTGGCAGCCGTCCACATATCAGTGGCTTTTGATACCAATTTCAAGCGGAAGGCAGAATCCTTATTTAAGGCGTTGAACGCTTGCTGAACGCCCATTGTTATTGCCATTACCGCTTGCAGGCGCGTCTGAACGCGGGCGAGTTCCTCGTTCTCACCAACGAACAACGACATTATGCCGGTACCAGCGGTAACTGCTCCGCTAAGACCGCTAAGCCCCGATGCTAATGCCTCCCAGTTGGCATCATCGGAAGCAAGTGCCTTGGCTTCGTTCCTTACGTCGTGCAAGGTGTCGTAAAGGTGGGCTGCCCGCTTAGCCATTTGCTGATACTGTTCCGTTTGCTGCTCCCCGGCAAGGCGCATGCGTGCCATTTCCTGAACGAGGGCACGATACTCTTTTGACAGCTTATTTACGGAGGCAGCGGCGTTTTTATTCTCAAACTGCAAATCCGCCAACCTGTGCTTTTCTTCCCGCAATACGAGCTCACATTGCTTCAAATCGCTCAAAATTTCATTTTGCACTTTGCCCGGTGCAGTATTTTCGTATTGCTTTTGCAGCTTTTTTAAGTCGGCTTCGATGTCTTTTATTAGGAATTTCTGCTCTACTATCTTATCATGGATAGCAGATGCTGCCCGCTCTGCCGCAGTAGTGAGCTTGCCAGTTTCCTTGGTAGCCTCCTTCGTCTTATCGATAAGGTCGCCACCGAATAAGTACTCAATTTCGATACCGTTATTCATCGTTCAGTCTGCTTTGGAAGAAGCCCATTACTGTTTTAGGCTTTCCCGTTGTTTTGTTCTCTTTTGTATTATTGTCTTTTGATAGGGTGGCTGCTTGGTCAGCATCTATGTAGCGTGGTGCGTCGGCAAGCATCATCAGCAGTGTTTGGTAGTTCACGCCCCACATGATATAGTCTACTGTCCAACCTGTTGCTTCGGCAATCTGCCATACGAATCCGAATGGGCTATGGGAGCTTTCAAAAAAGCCCTTTAACTCCCCTTCCTTTTTTGGCTCAATCTTGGTCGGAGCGGGTTGCTCCATTCCAAGGATTTGATAATATTCGTAAAATGCTGCGTGCCGATTAGCGGAATGAAGTGTAGGTTGGCAAGCAACAGAAAGGTATCGTCTACCAGCCACAACAGCAGCCAAGCCAGCAGCGGGGCAAAGATGCCTGACAGCTTTCCGCGGCAGATGGTGAGTGCCACCATTTGGGCGACTGTCTTGCCGTGCCGGGCAATGAATTGCAGCTGCTCATCTTTCGTGAAGGCTTCCATCTCTTCATAGCTGACACCCATGCTAAGGAATTTCCGCGCTATGCGTATTTGATTACCAAAGCAAGGGCGGCGCATTGTAAGGCGCAAGCTGATGGGCTTCTTCCTAAAAGGAATTTTCCACTGAAAAAGTGGAATGGAAACGCCGATGTCCAACAGGGCTTCCGACGCTTCCACCTCTACTTTGTTCGTTTTCATCAGCCTTGCTGTGTGAGGTTCACATCTACCTTCTTACTTGGGTCAGCCTTCAGCTGGAAGGTTATCTTGCCCGTGCGCTGCGCACCCGTGTTGTTGGCTGCGGTAATGAGCACGCGTCCACCCTTTGCATCGGCTGTGAAGCCTGCAGGTGCAGCACTCATAGAGAATGCGCCACTGGCAGAGATATCCACCACCTTTGTCTCACCCGCCTTCTTGAAGTTGAGTTCCGTTGGCTTCGCCTCAATAAAGGGCTTGGTCTCAACGATTTTGAACGGAGCACTGTCGTCGCCCGATGTCAGCACCTCAAGCTCGCATTCGATGTGCAGCGGGTCGTCGCCACCGAGCTTACCACGCACCATACCCTCAAGCGATGCCTTGGCAATTTCGACTGTCTGCCCAGTGCCTGAAATTATCTTCACCACACCTTCCAACACTACGCTTTCTGACGGAGCTTCCCAGCCGTCTTCCGTTACCGTGCCACCCATCACTGCCACGCAGTTATCCGGGAGCAACTCGATGAGGTTGAACTTGAGGATGTTAGAAGCAGCTTTCTTGCGTATCTTCTTCACTGGGCTGTTGCGCACCTGCGCTGCATACAACTTGATGTATTCAGCAGCGTCGCCGCCCCAATCTATACCATCTTCGGCAATGTAGCCAATTCTCTTGCCATTAAAGATGATGGCATCAAGCAACATTATATAGCCGTCGTTTGTTTCTTTCATTTTATCAATTTTTTATTGTACCAACTAAAAATTTTAACACCTGCGAACGCCAATGCGCCCAATAATACCAACGTGCCGACAACTTGCAGCAACTTTTGATAGGTGGGAGGTGGCTTGACAATTTTGGTTTTCGAGACCTTTCCGACGCTTCGCACCGCCTTATTTTCTTGCGTAGTGCTTGCGTGCCGTGCTAATATCGTTGTCTGCCTTACCTCCCTATCGATGGGCAGGGTTGAGCCCCTGATATATACGTTGCCCTCTTTATGGTAGGCTTCTATTACCAAGCGTCCGCTTTGCCGTCGAAAGACGGCACTATCGGGCAGGTTCAGCAAGCTCTGCATCGGCAGCGTCAGCATCGCCGTGTCCGCCGCTATCTTCTGCATCTCCGTCGTGGTCAGCATCTGTAGCGAGCTGCTTTGTTGGAAGCTGCTTTCTTGACGGAGGGAGTCGCTTTGACTTGCCTCTTGCAATACTATCTGCTTCGACCTGCAACTCATAGTTAATAGGACAACTACCCCGATGAGGGCAATACTGAATAGCCTCAATAGCCCGCGAAAGGCGGTCGAGCGACCGCTTAATGCGTGCGCTTTCGGCACGTGCCTTGTCAAGCTCTTCCTGCAATGAATTGATTGTCTTTTCATTCTTTTTCTGATTTTCTACTAATAAATTTGATATATCCTCGTACATCGTCTTGTAGGTATCGTGAACAGCTTTTGCTGCCTTTGCCGACGCCGCTTTGCGATTTACGAGCCACGCAATGGCTGCACCAATACCACCCGATGGTATTGCCCATTGCAGTATTTGTAGGAGTGTTTCCATTGCGATTTTCTTTGTTAGAGTTGTCTAATTCCTAATGCCTTGAGCCAAGGCTGCACGTTGAACGACGGGCAAGCCTTGGGGGCAATTTCGTTGTGTCCGATGATGCGCACCTGTGGAAAGCGGGCATGGAAGTCGCGCACATAAGCTGCCAAGGCGTTGCGCTGCGCCTCCGTGCGTGTATCCTTCGCCTTGCCATCGGCAGCCACACCGCCCACGTAGACGATATGGCGGGCTACAGCGTTGTAGCCTTTAGCACCGTTGGTAACTTCAAAGGCATCTACCTGCATGTCCTCGTTGTTGCGCACCAAGCGTTCCACCTTGCCATCGAGGTGTACCATGTCAGTGTAGCCGACCTGATTCCAACCTCGACCGCCCGCTGCCTTTGGAGCAGTGTGCCAGCGACGAATCTCGTCGGCTGACACCTCACGCCCCTCGGGGGTAGCTGTGCAATGTATTACTAAGTATTTCAGCTGCATAGTACCTTACTTACCCTGAACAAGTGCGATAAGTCCTTTTACATCTTCACGCATCGGGCGACCACCAGCACGTACAAGGAAAGAGTAAATATCACCGTAATAGGTGGGGTCTTTTTCTTTCTCAAAGGCGTTTACTTCGCCCAGCGCACGGCATACGCTGTTCTCGTGCCATGCCAAGCCTGCTGCAAGGTCGGTAGCTGCACCGGCAGCATCTTCAGTTTTCTTTACGATGCCGTCGCCGTAAACGGCAACTTCCGAGCGCATCATTACGTTGAAGCTGAACAGCTTGCCCAAAATACCGCGCTGTGCGTCAGCACTGGCAAAGAACGCCTGATTCTGCACGCTGGTAAGGTCAGCAAGCAACTGGTCGTACATGTACGCATCAAGAAGAAGGTAACGTCCTTCCTGTGGAATGTTGTCCGCATTGAACTTCGTCATCAGCTTTTCAACATCGGCACGGCAAAGTGCCTTTCTCTTACCTGCCGCATTGGGGCTGTGAGCGTCTACAGCTGTACCAGTTGTTTCAATACAATACTTCTTTTCAGGAAGCCAGCTGTATATCATGCTTTTTGCAACTGACTCTTGGAGTGTCGCCTTGTCCTGACGCAACACGCTTTCTCTTTTATTGTACGACAGTTCTACCGTATCTGCATGCGGAATGCGAATTGGGTCGGTAGTAAACTCGTCGAGGTTGAAAGACAAATCTACATCCGCACGTGTGTTTACGTCAGCGGGGAAGCTGGTGCGATTCTTCTTCGTCTTCGATGGTGCACCTGCATTGGGTATGTGCACCGTTTTACCCATATTAACGAACTCATCGGCGTTGTAAGCCTTGCTTAAAAAGCTGTTATCGGCAAACAAGCCCTCCACGATGGAGCCAATCCAAATTTCTCTTTGTATAGCCATTTCTTTTTTTATTTAATTTGTTAATTCTATTTACTTACTACCACCTACATGTTAGGCTTTGTGCCGAAACGCTGCTCGAATTTTTCGGCGTAGATGTCAGGGTGGTTGTCTTTGAGTTCCGTCAGCTTGCCTGCGCGGTCCAGTTCGTCCCAACTTTTCGATTTCCAGTCGCCCATGTCCACGCGTTGTGCGCCGTTTTGAATTTGCGCTGTTACGCTTTGACGTGTTGGGATAGCTTCCAAGGCTGCCTTTGCGCCCGTGAAATCGCGGTCAAACATGGCAAGGAAACTTTCTTTGCCTTTAGCGTCGATGCGCCCGTCCTTTACTGCAGCATCAACAAGGGCTACTGCCTGCTCCTGCTCTTTCTTCTTCTGCTCCGCCTTCTGTGCGTCGATGGCATCGGCAAGCGTCTTGTTCTCTTTCTGCAAGCGGTCATTGTTGGCAATGAGCTCGTTCACTTTACCCACGATGTCGGCTTCTGAAGCCGAATCGCTCAAATTCAATACTTGTGTTAATTTTCCCATATCATTATTGTTGAATAAATTTTCCTGAACTTCGGTGTACTCCATCGTCGCCGTGGGTGTGTTGTCGGGCTTTAAAAAGCTGCCCATATTAACAAGGTTGCCCTTGCTGTCGTACAATGCCAAGGCGTTGTGATTTGCGCCGATAGTTACGATGCTGGCTTCGCGTGCTGTCCATTTCGTTACGGTAGGCGAGGTTTGCCCCGGCAACATCAGGTCGTAAGCATCGCTGGTTTCCTGCGCCCATGCACCGATAGACGCCATGCGTAAGAAGTCGGTGTCCACCTTCTTCTGTACCTCCACGGCGCGGGGGTCGGCTTCATCGAAGACGGCATCGGCAAGTATCTGCGTGCCTTCTATTCGTATGTTCTCCCATCTGCCTATGGGCATCTTCCAGTCGTCGTGGTTCAGCAGCATGACGGGGTTCTTGCGAAACTCCTCCAAGTTCGCCCCAGAGGTGAGCATGCGAAAGCCGTAGGTGTTCACCGATTCGTCGTGTAATATGAATGTTCTTTTACTCATCGCTTTTCGATTGTTTTGCGATGCAAAGTTAAGGTAAGAAATATGTCTGCGCAAATCGCAAAATACTGATATACAGTGTATTGTAAATATTGTACAATACATCTGCAACGCTTGCAACGCCATTATTTTTTGCGCTTATTATATGGTAACTTTGCATCAGATAAATACAATAAAAATGGACAAAAAACTGAAAAAAGAGCTGGCTAAGCTCATATTTTTAAGTGAACCCAACGCAACGCAGCAGGAAATTGCCGACCGTGCGGGCGTGTCGCGCGTTACCATCGGCAAATGGGTGAAAGAATGGGAAAAGCTCAAACTCAACCTCTTGCAGACACGGGAAGAGCGTATCAACTCAACGTTGATGCAGCTTGACCAGTTAGACCGTGCCATAGCGGCAAAGCCTGAAGGAATGAAATTTCCCGACAAGAACGAATCGCAAATACGGCGCAAGCTGACGGAAGACCTTGCCGCTCTTGAGCAAGATGCCTCGGTGCGTGATATATATAATGTAAGCCGCCGCGTGGTAGATTGGCTGCGCCCCCGCGACCTTGAAAAGGCGAAAGAGATAGCCAACTATTTTGATACGTACATAAAAGAACAGATGAGCAATGGGTAAGGCAGACGACATACAGGCACTGAAAGAATGGCGCACCTACTATAACAACTTACAAAAGGACACGGCTGTAGACACGCTCTCATCATTGGAGCGCGCCCAAAAGCGCGAGAAGTTGGAAAAGAACCCGGTTGAGTGGATAAAGTTCTTTTTCGGTCAATATGCCACTCACGAATTTGCCCCTTTCCACATTAAAGCCATCAACCGTATTTGCAAGAATGAAGAATGGTACGAGGTGTTGTCGTGGAGTCGTGAGCTTGCTAAATCTACAACGGTGATGATGTGTGTAATGTACCTCGTTTGCACTGGCAAGAAGCGCAATATACTGCTTATCAGCAATTCAAAGGATAACGCCACCCGCCTGTTGAAACCATACAAGGAAAGTTTCGAGCGTAATTCGCTGCTAAAGGCTTATTACGGTGATTTGCGCGAATTTGGTTCGTGGACGGCAGAAGAATTTTCCCTTACCAACGGTGCAGCCTTCCGCGCACTGGGTGCAGGCGAAAGCCCCCGTGGTACGCGTAAGGACGAAGTGCGCCCCGACACTATATTGGTGGACGACTTCGACACCGACGAAGACTGCCGCAACCCTGACATCGTAAACAAGAAGTGGGATTGGTTCGAAGGTGCAGCGTTCCCAACGCGAAGTATCAGCGGCAATCTGCTGGTAGTGTTCTGCGGCAACATCATTGCCCTTGACTGCTGCGTAAAGCGCGCCGGCGAGAAAGCCGACCATTGGGACGTTGTTAATATACGGGACAAGAACGGCAAAAGCACGTGGGCGGCAAAGAACACCGAAGCCGATATTGACAGGGTACTGTCGAAGTTGTCTACACGCATCGTGCAACAGGAGTTCTACAACAACCCGCTGTCGGAGGGCGAGGTGTTCAAGGAACTGACATGGGGTAAATGCCCGCCCCTTTCAAAGCTCCAGCTTGCCGTCGCATACGGCGACCCTGCGCCGTCGAACTCACGGAACAAGGCAACATCATTCAAGGCATTATTCCTTATCGGCTATTATGACGGCAATTTCTACATATATAAAGGCTACCTCGACCACGTGGTGAACGACGAGTACGTGAACTGGTATTATTACCTCCGCGACTACGTGGCAGACAAGTGTCAAGTGTACTACTTCATTGAAAACAACAAGTTGCAAGACCCCTTTTATGAGCAGGTGTTCTTGCCGCTGTTTGCCGCCAAAGGACAAGAAAGAGGGTTTATACCCATTTCGCCCGATACCCGAAAAAAGCCCGAGAAATTCGACCGAATAGAGGGCAACCTTGAACCGCTCAACCGTCAGGGCAAATTGATACTCAACATCGACGAAAAGGACAACCCGCACATGCAGCGTTTGGAGGAGCAATTCCTGCTTTTAAATAAGCGCATGAAAGCCCCCGCTGACGGTGTGGACTGCATTGAGGGCGGTTGGTACATTCTCAACTCAAAGATACGCACCTTGACGGTAGACAGCTACACCATCGGGCAACACAAACGAAGCAATAAAAGATACTAATATATTATGGAACAGTGGAACTACACGGGCGGCTTCCTGTCGCCACAGGAAGTGGAAACGCACCTTTATAAGGAGGCGATAGATACCATCAGCCGAGAAGATGACACCATACTACTTGCTGCCATTGATGCCGCCGTGCAGGAGGCGGCAGGCTACCTTGGCGCATACGACCGCGCAAAGATTTTCAACCAGCCAAAGCAGCGCAACGAGCTGTTACTGACATTCGTAAAGGACATTGCCGTGTGGCACTTCGTTAATTTATGCAACGCAGGCGCGGAGCTTGAATTAAAGGAGAAACGCTACGACAGGGCTGTTGCTTGGCTACGGCAGGTGCAGAAAGGCGAAGTAACGCCATCGCTGCCACGTGCCGACAATGACAATGACGGAAAGCCTGACGGCAGCACCGAGTATATATATGGCAGTAATCCAAAAAGAAATCAACATTTTTAAGCAATGAGCAAGAAAAAGAATACGACAGTAACCAAAATATCAAAGGCGGCAGAACCTGTTGTCGTCAATCAGATAGTAGTAAAAGCCCCCACGCGCAAAGTGTACGACGTGGGCGACTGGCGCAACGCCCTGCGTTCTGCCGACAGCGGGCGTGTGAAAAGCCTGTACGACCTTTTTGAGGACGTATTGATAGATGGCGTGCTTGCCGATGCCGTAAGCAAGCGCATCGACGCAGTGCTGAACTCCGAGCTTACCTTCTTGGACAAGGACGGCAAGGAGGTCGAAGAAATAACAACCATCATGGACACCACCGACTGGGAGGAATTGTTGCGCCAAATAATGAATGAGCGCATTTACGGGCGCAGCGGTGTTGAGTTCATCTGTACCCCCGACAGCTTCCACGTTGAGCCTATTCCAGCAAAGCACATCAACTTGCGCAATAAGTGTATTGTCATCAACGATAGCGACGATAAGGGCGTACCATACGAAGGTGATACGTCATTGCTGATACTTGGGCATGAGCGCAGCTATGGCTTGTTGCTGAAAGCTACACCATTTGCCATTTATAAGCGCGGTGGCTTCGGCGACTGGTCGCAGTGGATTGAGCTATTCGGCATGCCGCAGCGTATCGGTAAATACAACACGTATGACCCCGAAAGCAGAAAGCTGCTGGAGCAGGCATTGGAGCAGGCAGGCTCGGCATCTTACGTCGTGATACCCCGTGAGGCGGAGGTTGAAACGAAAGAGGCGGGCAAAGGCAGCGGTGCGTCGTATAATGAATTTCGGCAAGCCTGCAATGAAGAGATGCTTATCACAATATTGGGGCAAACACTCACAACAGTGCAGGGGGAAAATGGTGCACGCTCATTGGGTGAGGTGCACAAGGAAGTAGAGGAAGGCAAGAATAGAAGCGATATGCGCTTTGTGCAGCGTGTGCTCAACAACCACGTGCTGCCGCTGCTCGAGGCACGTGGCTACCCCGTCAATGGCGGCAAGTTCATTTTTCCAAAGGCGGCGGAGCAGCTGACGGTAGCCGACATTGTGCAGCTGTCAGACATCATGCCCATACCGCAAAGCTACCTGCATGAAAAATACTCTATACCCGTGCCCGAGAATGACGAGCCGATAGCACGCAGGCAGCTCGCTGCCTTTGAACCGGTGGACATAGACGGGAGCAATGGCACGGCAACGGTGCAGAATATCGATGGCGGTGCGGTACCGACAAACAGCACACAGGCACGCCAAAGGGCAGAAGCGTCTTTCTTCAGGCGGCTAAGAGATTTTTTCGTCGCAGCCCCCACGATGATGGGGGCGAACTCGAAGTTACCATGCCCCACGGCGACGCTTAGCGACGACACGCTCGATAACCGCCTGATAAAGCGTGTGGCAAATGGTGATGCTGCCTACTTTGATGCCGAATTGTTCAAATTCATTTCCAACGACCTTTTAAACGCCATTCACAAGGTGTTTAAACGCCCTTTGAAGAATGCCGACTACGTCTACGACAACTTAGACCCTGCATTCGTTACGGCGATGGAGCAAAACCTTTTCCACTTCTCTGCGGCAAAGACACTGGCGGAAGTGCAGAAATTGAATCAGCTGTACCGCAAGTCAAAGAGTTTTGAAGAATTTACCGCTGAGGCGCAAAAGCTGTGCGGCAAGTTCAACAAGGTATGGCAACGTACCGAGTACGAGACAGCCAACCTTACGGCGGAAGCTACGGCGAATTATCAGCGGCTGAAAGCAAAAAGTGGCAAATTTCCATATTGGCAGTATGTTACTGCGGGCGATGAAAAAGTGAGGGAGGAGCACAAGAAGCTCGATGGTGTTACGCTCATGCACAACGACCCGCTTTGGGATAAGATATACCCACCGAATGGATGGAAATGCCGCTGCCACGTGGTACCACGAATGAAACATGAAGTAAGCAAGGAAATGGTAAATACTTCAAAGAATATTGTAGAAGAATATATGGGCTCTGACGAATGGGCAAAAATAAAGGCTACTCATTTTGACCGGGGCGGCAGCCGTACAGATATTTTTCATAGTAATAATATGTATATTCGAAAATTTGCACAAATGGCGGCAAAACTAATGAGCAAGGTAACCCCGGCTGATTGGGGGTTGAATCATTCTTATAAGCAACTTATTCGTAACGCTAAAGAGGAAGTGAAGGAATACAAGGGTACCCCTGTAGATTTTTGGAATAAACATAAAGTGCGAGGCAAAGAGGGTGAAGACGTTTTGCCTGTAACTGATTATAACGGAAGAACTTGGCAAATGAGTAAGGACAGCTTCGATACTCACACCTCGAATAAAAAGAAAAAACGTGGCTTTAGAACCAAGTACTTAGATGTTATTGAAGAGGTTTTTCAGAACCCCGATGAGGTATGGTTAAACAGTGATGCTTCAGAACCCGATGTAAAAGACAACTATCTGAATCAATACTTTTATATTAAGTATTACAAAGGTGTTGCTATCGTTTGTGTGGCTAAATTGCAAAATGACAGAATGAATTTCCTATCGTGGTATGAACTATACGTTAGCGATAAAAGAAAGGGCTTGCTTATCTATCGGAAATAAAAGCGAGGCAATTCGTTCCTTACGTCCGCCGTCCTAATTCTTGGCTCTGCCACACGTGGCAAATCCGCGTCATACGGTTGGATAGTGGTGTACTTGTCGCCTCTTCGGGTTGATGCCAACACTCGCTGTCGTTTCAGCCTATGGAAATCTCTATCACCCGCGAGAATATTCCCTGTTATTGAACCCGATTGTTGGCACTGCATTGCAAAGATACTGATAATTTCGATAAAAACAACGAAAAATCGACAAAAAGATGAATTTAAGAGAATTAGAAGCATACTTAAGCAGACTGCCCGACAAGGTAATGGGCGACACTGCCGAAATTGTCGCCGAAACGGCAACAGAATATTTCAAGGAGACCTTTCGCAAAAAGGCTTTTGACGGTAACCCGTGGGCACCTGCCAAGACGGCTAAAAGGCGCGGCTCGTTGCTTATCGAATCAGGTGCGATGCTCAACAGCATTCGCCCGTTGGTTATATCGCCGCACCGTGTCGTTATCGCAGCGGGCAACCAAAAGGTAGCGTATGCCCGGGCACACAACGAGGGCTACGACGGTGAAGTGCAAGTGCCGGCACACACCCGCCGTACCAAAAAGGGTATCACGCCTGTAAAGGCGCACACCCGCACGGCACATATCATACAACGCCAATTCATGGGCGACAGTGAAGAGCTGAACGACAGAATAAAGGGACGAGTAGTAGATTACATTAAAAATTTGACAAATGAATAAAGATTTTTTCCTTGCCGTTACCAACCATATAGCGGCAACAGTACCACAAATAAAATGGGTAGATGCCGACGAGGGGCAACTGTATGTCGTAGGGCGTCCGCCACTGGCATTTCCTGCCTGCTTGGTTGATATTAGCTATCCACAGTGCGAAAGCCTGTCAGGAGGCAGCCAACGCATACGTGCGCGTGTGGAGCTGCGTGTCGTATTCGCCATTCAGGGCAGTACGAATGCTGCTGCTCCTGCTTCGGTGCGCGAGCGGTCGTTGGCACGCTTCGATGTGCTGGAAGCCCTCCACAAGGCATTGCAGTGGTGGAATGGCGGCGGGCTGTTCAACCCCTTGAAGCGCATCAGCTCCACGCCGGAGCGCAGAGCTGATGATATAAAGGTGTATAAGGTGGTCTATGAAACCGAATTTTTCGACTAATTAGTGCCACTCAAAGCCCGGAAACATCTTTGCCAGCTTCCGTGTTGTGGGGCGTTGGTCTAACAGCGAGTGCAACAGCGTGTCGTAGTCCACTAAGGCGTTTTGTATGGTGCGCTCGCCGACAAAGAATTCATAGTCGGACAGTATCTTCATAACGTCGTCAAAACGGCGGCGTTTGATTTCCGTCCAATAATAATAGCGGGCGACAATGGTGCGATTGCGTTTTGCCAATCTGTCCTGTGGCGTGGCTATCGTCGCATCACCATTGGGTAGCGTGAAAGCGCGGCGGCGTATTTTCGTTTCACGGTGCGCCACCTCGCCAAGACCAAAATTTAACATCAGCTGCGTTGTCATACAAAACAAAAGATTTAGCAGTACAAAGATACAAAAAAAGATGCTGACTGCCAAATTGTCAGCATCTTTTTTATTGACTTATCTTCTTTAGGTTCGCCCAAGTACCTATTTCGTTGCGCTCTCTACCTTTTTACGCTCGAACACGTCTATTATCTGTGTTTCCGCAAGTGCCACTACTTCATAATCTATCATCGTGGCTGCGAAATGCTCGGAAATACAGCTGCGAGCATCTGCTATTGATGATGCCTGCACCAAGTAATTGATATTACTCCTACGTACCTTTTCTGTCTTTTCGTCAATGCTTTGGATAGACACCTTTGCCTTGTAGAACTTGAAGTACTCTTTGTCTGTGAACAAAATTTCGGCATACGGTGCTATTGCCACCGCCCTTACGTCCGTTTCGCCTGCACTTACGTAGGCTGCCATTTCTGACACGATGGCTGCTTCCGCTGCACCAAAGCTGATAGCCTCAACCACGTACTGTTCTGTTACTTTCTTTTGTGCGCCGTTGTCCAGCGTCTTCTCATAGCGGTACTTTACCTCGTACCACATACTTGTTTTGCTTCTCATTTTTTTTGTTTGTTTTGTTTTATTTACTTTGATTGAAAATGCTCAATTCGTCGCCTTTCTGATATACTATCTCCACCCACGACTTATCGGGTTCGTCGATGTCATGCAAGGTTTCTGCATCCAGTGGACCGAAGAAAAAGCCCTTATCGCCTTCCATATACTTTATGGGGGCTTTTATTAATTTTGCCCGTATGTGTATGTGGGAGCGGCGTGATACTTCGGGTTTGCCAGTAAGCCATTCAGGCTTGCCACAGGTGCAATTTCTGTAGACACCTTCCACTTGATAGATGCGCCCTTTGTAGCATTCTTCGTGCCCAACCCAGTGGTATGTAATTTTATCGCCAACTTGTATCATAGTGCTATCTTTTTACCGTTATTCGTTGCCCTACCTTCGTCTTCATATAGGTAAGGCTATCTACATTCACTTCGTGCACCCATCGCTTGTTGGCAACAAAAAGGGTAAATCTTGACGGCACGTACTCGGGCTCGTGGTGGTGTGGGCGCACTACGGGAATGATGACAGACGCCTCTTCAACCTCTTGTGCTCTTTCGTCGTCCATGTGTCCTTTTATCCACACTTTTGCAACTACAAAGCCGTGTATCTCCTTCTTGCCGCATGCAGCAAGAAGGAATAGTGCGAAAATAAAAAATACTACCTTTTTCATACCCGTTAGCTTTCTGTCATTCCCAATGGTATTTGCTTCCACGCCCCATTGTCATTGCGCACCTCCGCACGAATAAACTGCTTGCTCACTGTCGGCTGATAGCTCTCTTCAATGATGCGAACGCCCTCCAAAAAGCGTTCATTGCCGTTGTCCTCCGCTATCTTGCGCAACTGAACGATGCGTGATGCCTTCAGCGTGCCCTGTGCGTCGCGCGCCAACAGGCGGAATACCATATTTACCAATGCCTGCGTGTCAGTATCTTTTGCCAACGAAGAAATAAACTCTTTAACAATGGCAATGCCGTCTTCCACAGTGTCGCGGTAGCCGTCGGTGGTATATTGCCCAATTGTCAGGCGCATATTGCCGTCAGAAGTGGTGAAGGTGTGCGAGCGTTGGTCGGGGTTCTTTGCCTTGAACAACTCTGCCTTTGCCGCTATGATGGCTTTAAAGTTGTCGATTACTTTTTGCTTTACCGTCTTAATATCGCCCGAAAGCTCCTGCAAGATGGGTATAGCTGCGCTTACCTCGTCATCTACCATCTGTTTGTAGGTTTCACGTTCAGCCTTGGCTTTTGCCGCAGCTGCTTTCTTTGCCTCCTCTGCCTTGAATTGTGCGAAGCGTGCGTGCTCCTCGGCAGTCATTTCAACTTTTACTTTTTCCATTTTCTTTTTCTTTTTGTTTTTTGATGATTACTCTTATTTTTTTGTTTACCTCATTAAGTTCTGTTATTGTTAGCTCTCTGAATAGCTTTCCGGCTATTCGTAGGTTCTGACAGAAAGCATCGACGGTTGCCCAATCGGTGGTATCCAGCCCGTATATTTGCAGCTGGTGCAGAACTCCACTGCGTGCCTTGCGTAATGCTGCCTGCTTCAGGGCTACTTTATTGTCATTGTTCACTACCCGCTCCATATCGCGGCACATAACATCGTACTCCCACTTAGATGCCTCTTTGAGCGACTTTGTGCGCCCCTGTGTGTATTGCCATACAAGCGTGTCCTTGTCGGCGTGGGGCAGCTGCTTCAGTAAGGCGTAGAAGCGTGCATAATTTCTTTCTCCTGCCATATCATCTTATTTTATTTTGTAGGTTAATACTGGGCGGCGGTTGCGCAGTACGTCTAACACCGTTACGCCTTCATCTTCCTTGAGACGAGTGCCTATCGTACTTCTGATGCTTCGCTTTATGTTGGTATTTTTGTGCCATTCATAAATACAAAAATTAATGTACCGCTCCAATTCCTGCCAAAAGCCCAGCGTATCTTCTACTTCGTCCTCGCCGTAGCGGCATACCACTTGCCACTGTAAATCAAGTAACCATGCTGGCTTTCGGCTAATCACCGAATAACGCACTAATTTTCCTTTCTTTCCTTCCATATTACTTTGAATTTTGTTGCATTAATATGCGGCGTGCCCTGATAATGATAATGGCAAACAGGCGGTAGTAATGGTTTACGAATTTCCACGACTTTACACTATCGCTTACATCGCAATAACCCCACTCCTTACCCACTTCCATTATCATATATCCGTCAGTAAATTGGTAGTTTACGCAAATAGGCTTTGTGCGCAAATACGCTGTTAGCGCGTCCTCCCAATTATCATGAAAATCTTTATTAATATACTCTCTGTTATATTCGGAAAAAATAAAATTAATCTTTTCCAAATCTGTTGCATCTTTTGGCAATTTATATGCGTTGATGTTATCCAATACATACGCATACATCTTTCCGAAGCGTGGGTGTTCTCTTAAATTTTCCATTGTTATTTATTTTTCGCCAGTATGCTTACACCAATATTTATCTGCTCTCTCTTTCCAAATGTTGTAATAGCCGCGGTTGCCATAATATCGCCCTTTACTTATCGCTCGATAGCCCTCTACCCATATTTTCAGCGAAGCAATAAATATTGCGGCTTGAGCATCTCTACCCATAGGCTGGCAGCCTTCTGTTTGACTGATGAATATGAGCAATTTTTTGGGGTGGTGGCTACAAAATTCGTGATACTCTTTAATTGAGAGGTGAGCCTCCTGAAAACTATCAATAATGACGATGTCTGGCGCACGACGACGCTTTAGACGAATATCAAGTTCTTCCATTGTATCTTGCAACAATACGAAATTTTTTCCCACATCACACATGCCAACACGCACCAAGGAATTTTGAATAGTTAAAGCCCTGCCTTCCTCAAGGCTGTTGTAACCAACCTTGCCATGACGGGTAAGTTCTTTGCACAACTGCAACACAAATGATGTCTTTCCGTTGCCGCTTTTCCCCCATATGAACCAAATCCCACCTTGTTCGGGTCGCCCGAAGGCTTCTTCCCATTCGCCTTCGAACTCGTAGAGTTTCCTTTTTATGCGCAACAAATCTGTCATTGTTAATGCTTTTTTTAATTTTTGAGCCATTGTCTAATCGTTATTTAAATATTATTTAAATGTTAATTAAGTCTCTTTTGCTTGCGCACGGCTTTTTTCACCCTGCGCAGGTCGAAGTCGTACTGCTCGGCATCTTTCATTACGGCTGACGTCTGTTTTTCATTCAAGCCGTTGCCTTCACAGATGGCGTAAACATCGTTGGGCGATGTGCGCTCCACCTCGAAGAACTTGCGCCCCATACGGCTGTGAATTTCATTATAGCCGCACTTGTTGTAGCGCAGCCCCATCTGCATGCGTCGCTTGATATATGAGGTAGAGAAGAACACAATGCCGCACTTATCCTCCAACCTATTGTATAGGTCGATGAAGTAGTGGAAGACACGCTCTGTCAATTTGTCGGCTTCGTCGAATATCAGCAACGGCTCGTCCATTTGCACAAGGCTGTCGATAATGCGGTCGAGCAGTTCACGAATGCTGTAGCCATCGGTGCGCAAGCCCACCTTGCGGGCAATCTCTCGAACAAAGTCGCTCTTCTTCATATCCTCCGAGCAAAGCACGTAAAAGGCTTCGCGCTGTTCGTCGGCAAAAAGGCGTGCCGTGGTTGTCTTTCCGCAGCCTGCATCACCCACCACCCATGTTACATTCTTCCACTCCTTTGCATCAAGGAGGGCAAACACCATTTCCTTGTAGGCGACCGTTTCCACGATTTGCCAGCCGTCGCCCTGCTTGTAGCCGATTTGCGATGCAACGTTTTTCCACATTTCGTCGCTGACGTTGTCCCAGTTGCCTTTCAGCAGCTGGCTCACGGTTGCTGCGCTGATACCCACAAGACTTTGCGCCGCCTTATTCTGACTACCATACTTGGCTACGTAACCTTTTAAATTCTCTACTATCTGTTGTTTTTCGTTTGTTCTCATTGATTTACATTTTAAGTTGTTTATAATTTATCCGCTGTCTTCCGCTCATCGTAGAGAACTTCTTCCCAGCCGATATTGGATATTTTCTTCGTGTGCTGCCCGAGTTCCACCATTTCGGCGTGGCTTTCATTTTCGAGCCTGTCGATGCGGTCGTACACCTGCTGCTGTTGCTCTGCCGTAAGTCCCTTTAGTTTTGGGTAGTTCAGCCCGTTTTGTTCGGGGTCGGTACCGTGTCGTTGGGCAATATTCCTGCCCGCTGCCACACGCTCTATCCTATCTTGCTTGCCACGCTCGATGTCGGCGTGTATGCGTGCCTTTTCTTCCGCGCTTTGCTCTTGCATCGCACGGTGTATCTGCATATACGGCTTCGCAACAGTGCAGAAGTGCAGTTTTTTGGCGCGGTCGATAGAATAGAGATTTACCGTTGTCATATCTTGGGGGTCGTATTGCACGTAGAAACGCTCCCACGTATGCAGGCGTCGCCATTCCCTGTCGGGTATCGTTTCGCCGTTCTCATCAGTAGTGAAGACCTCCCAGTGGTAGGGCTTCTTATCTATCGTCATCTTTATGCCACTGTCGGTGAATGTTACGGGCTTTTCGCCCATTATCCAAAACATATCTTGCATTTCGTACTTGCCTACCACAGGCGTATCTTCGTTCGTACTGCCCTCGTAGAGGTCTATACGGCTGCTGTCGTGCTTTGGGTGTTTCATTTCGTTCCACTCCTCGCGGCACTGGGCGTACAGCTCGCACAATTCCAAAAGCGTGGGTATTTGGTCGCGGTTGGCTGCCACCATTTCCATATTGGGGCGGCTCGTCAGTTTTTTTGCCGTAACATTCTGCCCGGTGAAGTTGAAGTAACGCGCCAACACCTGCTGTTGAAAACGACTGAAGATATTTTCAATCGTCTTTGATTCACCATTATAAGGCATTGTTGGGCGGTGTATGTGGCAAAGCCTGTTAAGAAAGCCTTGAGCCTTGTCATTGCCCGATGTAGGCTGTTTGCCCTGTCGGTTCAGCTTGTTGTGTCCGCCTTGGTTGTCGTGCACTATTTCGTAGGGCTTGTGTCCGCTGCGCTGCACCGCCATGCGGAAAGCGCAGTACTGCGCCTCGAAGTTCTCGCTTTCGCTGATGTGAAAGCCCAATAGCACTTCGCTGTAGGCATCTACCACCTCGTACACATTTATCGTCTTGATTTCCTTGCCATTCCTATAATATAGGTTCAGTTTCGTACCGTCGCCATACCAAAGGCTATCGCGGCGTGTCGGCAATATCGTACTTTGCTTCCTGCCAAAGCGTTGGCGGGCTGCCTGCTCGCCGTGTACGGCATCGTACCACAACTGCTGCACCTTTGGGCTGTACAGCCACGCCTGTAACGAGCGCACGCTTTTAAGCTGCTTCCACCCCTTGAATAGTGCCATTTCGTTGTATTTCGCAAATAATTGTTCGTCAGTGTAGCGTGGTGTATGGCTGCGCTTCAATGCTACCAACATATCGCGTCCTTCGGCAGTTATCTTTATGGTGTTGATGTTGCCGAGCTTCTTGCTGATGACGCTTTCGTACCCCTCCTTCTGAAAAGCACATAATCTTGCCTTTAGGCGGCTAAGGCTGGCAGGCAGCGTGTGGTGGTAACGCTCACGCAGCTCTTCGCTATTCTGCAACACCATCTCCCATACATCGGTAGCCCTTGCGTTAAGACTTGCCATCATCGCCTTGCGCTCCGCTTTCATACGCAGCAGCTCACCAAGCACGCTGGCATTTGTCGTGTATTCGGCTATCAGCTCCTCGTTAAGCGTCGTGTACTCGTCGTTCTTTAAATACTGGTATTCTTCGTAGAACGCACGGGCACACTCGTCGTACTTCACAGCCTTGCGCATTTCTCTTTCGCGTAGCAGCTCTTCGGGGTTGCCGTACTTTTCCATAAATCTTTCTCTATACTTTTTAGGCATGGAATTAAAACTGTACAGCGTGAAGTTCTCTTCACCACCACCACCATATACTGGTACGATACGCTTACGATAGAGGTTACTGTTAAAAGTGCCCTCTTTCATTACAGGGTCGCTTCCACCAATCAGCTCCTCGCGTGTTACGCACAGCATTTTGTTATAGTATTCCATACTCGCTATTGTTTTACAACTTTTCCGCACGCGCTTCGTCAAATCCAACAACCCAACGGCGTTGCGCCTTGCGGCGGCGTGCATCTTTCAGTACACCTTTAAAAAAATGATACGCCTTTTTTAGCCAGCCATCGGACCGGTTATTTACCGTTATCGCCATGCTGTCGGGCGTCTCAACCACTGTTACAGCGGAAGCATCTGCCACCTCCAAAACAATTTTTATTTGTTTTTCTATTGTTATCTTCATTTTTGTCCTCCTTATAAGCTGGCAGCGAAGCACTGCGCGTTAGTTAATTCTTCAATTGTGTTGATGTGAATTTCACGGCAAAGCTCGCCTTTCTTGTTAAATACCTTAACATTGCCGGTAGCCCACACCATGACGAGTTTTGCGCCATTCTCAAAAGGTTGTACCATCTCACCAGCCACGGTGTTGTGTATCGTTTCAAAAGCTGGCAGTTCGTTCATCAGAACGCCACCACGGTGTAAAGCCAACTTCCTAATGCGCTTTGCTAAATCACTATTGCCACGCTTTGCGTCAAAGCGCAAAGCGAAATCAACCATGGAGGGAGAAACTTTGAGTGCTATTCCTATCCATTCTTTTTCTTTTCCCGAAATTTTAATGTACTTTTTCATTCTTATTTTTCTTTTATATATATTGTTAATTTCAATTCGTTGTCCTCTGCATTTACCCATACATCTTCGTCGCCAAAGGCTTCACCAATTTTTTTTAGGTCTAAAGAAGTCGTGAAGCCGGCAACACCAACTATTACCACCTCGGGGACAGTTTGATGTATATTCAAAACTTCTATTTCACGCTCGAGGGGCAAAGCACCTATAATCTCCTCAACTTCTTCTTTTGATGTCCATTTTCCCATGTTATATATTTTTTATAGTTAAAATTCTTATTTGTAGCCCCTTTTTCATACCTTTGGGGCGTGTAGTTTTTCTTACACGTTGCAAAGATATAGAGAAATTCTCTAATAACAAAATATTTTAGAGAAAAACTTTATTTTAATTAGAGAAATTATGGTAAAGGATAGAATAAAGGCTTTTTTAAAAAGTCAAAATATAACAGTAACATCGTTTGAAGAAAGTATTGGTGTATCAAATGGTTATGTTAATGCTATTAGTAAAAGTATAGGCATTGACAAGATAAATACAATATTAGAGAAATATTCTAACTTAAATATAGAATGGGTTCTTACTGGTAAAGGTACAATGTTGAAAAATGACGCCCCACCAACCGGTACGACCGTTCAACCAATACACCAACCACGCAGCCCTGAAAAAAAGATGGAAACACAAAGCGTCAACTTGTACGACTTCAAAGCTACCGCTGGGCTACGAGAACTACTCGACAACCGACATGCCAACATCATTGATACGATTAAAATACCCAACCTGCCTAAATGCGATGGTGCTATACATATTATTGGTGATTCAATGTACCCGCGCCTTAGACCCGGCGATATAATATTTTACAAGGAGCTGCCCATCGACTTGCAAAGCATTCTGTACGGTGAAATGTACCTGCTTTCATACTGCATAGATGGCGACGACTATTGCGTTGTGAAGTACATAAAAAGGTCTGATAAGGGCGAACCATTCATAACACTGGCTTCACACAACCCAGCACACGAAGATACCGACATTGATTTCCGTTGCGTTAATGCCATTGCCCTTATCAAGGGTTCTTATAACCAAACAACTATGTCCTAAATGTAAAAATATATAAATTATGAATACTAAAAAGATAAAAAGCAAAGAGGAAGAGGAATGAATAAAAAGGCTTCCATTAAAATAAACAGTATGGCATAATTCTAATCAAATACAAATATAATTATGAAAAAGAAAAATTATTTATTATTTCTATTAATTTCTATTTTAGTATCTTGCAATAGTAAAGAAGAAGTATTTACCACTCATGACGTTTGGGTTATGGGGTTTAAGGCTTTGTCTATGGATTCTGACAGAGACCATTGTTCTACTCGCTTTCTTTTCTTTAAAAAATCTATTCTTTCAGAAATAGAGCCAAAATCTTACACAGCGAATGATTTTTCGGAGTTTGGGAAAATAAAAGACCCTATATTTTTTAATTTAGCTGATAATGGCTTTTTAAAAACAAAAGATGGGAATATTATTTATCCTGTTTTTGATATATATGTTTCCGAGAAATCAGAAACGTATGGAACTGTAACTATACCAGTTGGCAAATATGTTGTTTTTGCTGTTAGTAGGGACGTAAATTACCCTGCTCGGAGTCAAGCGGCGTTAAAATATTGTATGAAAGAAATTGAAGTAAAAGAAAGGACATCTGAACTTATTTTATCACCTACATTCCCCACAACATATTCAATGTACGGGTTGGTTCCATGGGTAGATGTAAGTGAAAAATTTTCTTACAATTGGAAATAAGTAAATATGTTATGAGTTACTAAAGATTTTACGCCGCTTTCTCTATATATAAGACACAAAGCACCATACGAACCACATAAAAGGCTACCATTTTGTAGCCTTTTTATATGCTTTTAACCAACACGCACACACGCTCTCTGACTTTCTACACACAAAACGCGCTGATTTACAAACAGTTATAATGATACAAAAGTGTTAAAACACCTGCCAAATACCCCCCCCTTACGCTGCCAAATACGCCCCCTTAACTCTTTAAATAGTGCCAAATTTTACATTATTTAAGTACAAATAAGGGGGTGTTTTAACACTTAAAATACCAAGAAGTGAATAAACAAATGAATAAACAAAGGTGTCGTTTCGTTTTTCCACGAATAAACAAACGAATAAACAAACGAATAAACAAATGCATAAACAATCCCCATTTTTAACATTTAATGCCCTAAAATTGGGGTAAAATGGGCAATAATGTGCGCGGGTACCGCCGTAAAAGTGTTTAAGTACTCGTATATCAGCGATTTACGAGCGACGATATTTGTAAAATGCCCTAAAAACGGGGTAAAAATGGGCAATAATGCGCGCGGGTACCGCCGTAAAAGTGTTTAAGTACTCGTATATCAACTACTTACAACCTCATACGCTACACTCTTACCGTTTATTTTGGGTATACCCAATGTAACACCCAAAATTTCACATGCTTTATTTCTTTGCGTTCTAAGCCCCGCACGACGCCCCGACCGATAGTTCCTCGAACCCCCGTATATAAAGCGTTCTGTGCGTTCTATATAGCCTAATACGCGGTGTAGATGCAAAGCAAATATCAAGCTGCCGATAGCATTCCTTTACACGATGTAAACTTTTCGTGCTCAAACATCGTTTAAACACCGTTTAAATGCAAAGCAAATGTAAAGCAATGCAAAGCAAATTTACACGATTGGTTTTTGTGTTTATCAACGTAACTATCTGATAATCAACAAAGCTGTTGTGTTATTTCGTTATGCAGTCTTTA